TTATTAATTTTACGAAAAGGTTTATTAAACAGAACAAATGTAAGTGCATCTAACATGGTAGATTTACCAGCACCATTCGTTCCGATAATTACTGTATTGGATTTTTTATTAAGATCAATCTCTGTCCATTGATTTCCAGTGGAAAGCAAATTACGCCATCTTATCTTTTTGAAACAAATCATTATTTGGAGGAACCACGATATCGTCTGGTTTAATTATATTATACATGTAATCGTTAGTTTCGCAAGCTCTTATTGCGATGTAGTCATCTATTTCTATCACACTCATTTCTGGAGAGTCTTCTTCAGAAAATATTAAATCTGCATATCTATCTGCATCATCTTCTTCTTCAAACATTAAAAGCACTCTTTCCCCATCATCATTCTCAATTGAGAATGCACCCTCATCTTCAAAACCTTTAACAGCTAAGATAAACATTACTCGACCTCACAGGCCTCCTTATAAACATCTTGAAGTATATTAGTGATCGTAAATTTATCCAAATCTACTTCAGACTCCTGTATGTATCTATTTAGCAAAGAGATTGTATCTTCAGATTCTTCTGCTTCAAACTCCTCTCCTTCTGTAAAATCAAAGTTCTCAACAATCTTAAGTTCTGCTAGATTTGATGAATATAATTTATCAATGTATTTTTCAAACTGTTTAGGATCTGATTTTTTACGAACAATTACCTTGACAATCTTTTGATCATACTTGGTAATATCTAGCATTTGATGAGGAGTATCTTCATAATATAGATTATGAAATATCTGATATGGATTATTGACTGGAGTATGTTCTAGAGTATCTGTATCAAAAAGATGGAATCCACGATTACGATCATTCACATCATTCCAATACATTTCATATGGATTGCCTAAGTAAAATACATTTCCTTGATTTGATCTCATGTGATAGTGTCCTGTATAGACTCGATCAAACTTATCAAAAACTTTTGAATCCATACCGTGTTCCATATAGTGACCACGAGTTGCCATAAAACCATTTAACTCAAGATGACCCATGACACATGGAGAATCACTATCCTCAATCAATTCAAATGTTTTATCTTTATTCTCAGGATTTATCCAAGGCACAAATAAAAACTTTGTTTTATCTATCGTTACTTCTTTTGTTTCTGGATATATTTTTACATTATCATACTCTCTTAAAAAAAGACCAACACCTGTTAAGTCATTAGTATTTTTATAGTAAGCAGTATGATTACCTATAATTGTATGTACGGTAATTCCTAATTCTTGTAATTTATCAAAATAATTATTCTTTGCCCATTCAAGAGATACAAAATCAACACCTTTTCGACTATCAAAGGTATCACCCATATCAACGATAGTTGTAATACCTTCTTTAATTAAAGTTGGGAAGAATATATCTTCATAAAATCTTAAAAAATAATCATGAAACAATTTGGAATTTTTCCTTGCACCAAAATGTTGATCAGTAATAATAGCAATTTTCATTTAGATTCTTCATCATCATACTTACGGAAGTGATGGGCATATTGATCATCGATCATTGCCATGTCATCCACAGTCTCTTCTCTTTTTTTCCTTTTCTGATGCATCTTTTGATATTGATGTGCAGCAAGATTGTCTAGGAAATCATTAATCATTTTAAACCTTTACTGATAGTTCATTCTTGTTTGTACAGAGTCTTTGATTTGATTATAATCAGAACTACTACCTGTCATGTCACCATCAACAGTGAATACTTCTTCATAACCAGATCTTTCAATAATTTTAGTTTTAATTTCTAGTTGTTTCTTTTCTTTTTGTATTCTTCTCAGAAAAGCATAATGTATAATCTGAGTAAAATATGCAAATGGATTCTTAGATTTTTCTGGATTAAAGTTATTAATATATTGAACACAGTTTTCAATTCCGTCACACACCATATCATCCTTAAACATATAATTTACAAAATTAGGTTTAAAAGATAAGTGAGTTGCAATCTTGAGAAAACATTCTCCAAGATAATTAGTAATACGAGGTTTTGCTTCACCTCTTATTTCAGCTAAGGCAATTTTATCCTTGTACTCAACAATAGCTGCAAGGAACTCTTTGTTATTTACATAGTGTTCCGATCTTTTTCTTGTCCTTGGCATAGAAGGCATTGGTTGTGTTGTTTATTCATAACATTATTATACACTATTTTACAACGCTTGACAATACCCTTAAAAACTATTACAATAACTCTGTAAGGGTTCAAAGGGACGGATTAGCTATTCTTAAAGATATTCTCTAGACTTTTACGAGCATCTTTAACATTAGATATATAACCCATTTCTTTTGTCATCTTTGGTTTTGGTTTAAGTTTAGGAACTTCAGTTTCGTAATAGGCCTCTACAAACTTATTATAAGCTGAAATTACTTCTTTATCATTAACCTCACATGTGGTGATAATGTTAGTCATCTCAACTATATATGACTTTTCTTTACCTGTTTTGATCCAAGGTTCAATCTTAATAACACTGATTCCAGGCTTTCGAGAGAAAGAAGAATGTGCGATCAATGCTGGACAATCTATTTCAATAAGATCTGTCTCTGATATTGTTCCAATATTTGCAATAACCTCCTCTCCTGTTTTTAATTTTATAACTGCTAAAAATTTATCTGACATTGTTTTAAAGGTATCGTGAGCATCTCATAATTAAAATTTTCTTCATTATAAATTTTGACCCTCTCCATCATGTGATTTAATGTGTAGTTTTTTGAGGAACCGTAAGTAATGTCATCAGCAATATCAAAAAGAGTTGCCTTTATTTTATTGTCACCTTTTCTTAAAACTCTTCCTATACTTTGTAAATTTCTAATTTTTGATTTATTTGGTGATGCAAAAATAACATTGTGTAAGTTACGAATATTAATACCTGTAGAGAAAGTTCCATATGATGCGATAATGATTGCATTATCTTCTTTTTCTGTGATTGTCCGAACTTCTTCTCGATCTTCAGTATCTACTCCTCCATGAACAAAGAAACACTTTCTGTGTTCTTCCTTGCTACTATTTATGAGTTCAAATAAAGGGAGTCCATGTGACTCAACTCTTGTATATAATATTAAAGTATTACCCTTTTGATCAATTGCTAGATTTTTAATAAAGTTATTTCTCTGTGTATGTGTGATTAGATATTGTATTTCATCTTCATAAGTATTGAATTTTTTTGCAGGGTGTTTCAGAGTTAAAACTTTGATGTTTAATTTGGATAGATATCCCTTCTTCATCAATTCATCTGTACGAATAATTTTATATGTTGGGCCAAACAATCCTTCCAGCACCCATTTGTGAGTTTGTGTTCCATCAAGTGTTCCTGTAAAACCATATCGATATTTGCAATCAAGCATCTTTGTCATGATACTGATGAGAGACTTTGATTTAAATAAGTGTGCTTCATCACCAATCACTACATTAAAGTCATTAAAATATTTTTTATCTAACTTGTAGATTGATTGCCATGTTGTAATTGTGACACTGTAATCACTGGTTTTATCTCTTCCAGCATAAACTCGATGACAATATTTCTCAGCACCCCATCCATAATCTTCAAAATCTTTATACATCTGTTCAACGAGAGATGTTGTTGGAACTACAATTAAGATACGACGATTATTTTCAACATGATATCTTGTGATTGCGTAAATCATTAATGACTTACCAGATGCTGTTGGAGATAACAATAACTTACGATTATGTCTTAGAGCATCATGAACACCCATGACCTGATATGGTCTGGGTTTGTATTTTGAAATACTTTTGACGTAATCTGTAACTCCCTGTGGTGATATTAATTCATTTTCTTCAAGTGGTAGTCCATAAAATTTACTACCTTCAAATTCATATGTATATCCTTTACGATTACAAAATGATATTATTCTATCTACAAGTCCAGTATATATTTCATTCTTTCTCATATCATAAAGTCTTATCTTTCCATCCCAATACTTATTACGATATTGTGGCATAAACTTTGCGCCAGGAACTTCAAATGTAAAATGATCTGAGAGTTCATGATACACATGTTGTTCTGAGTCAATCGTCACAAAGACTTCATTTTTCTTTTTAATAATAAGATGGGTCATGCAAATCCAGCTTGGAATTTATGCCATTCAATTGAGTTTTTAATTTGATATGTACGATTCGATATCTGCTTCAAAATACTTTCAATGTAATTAATCATCACATTGTAATATTCAACTTTTAAATTTGCATCTGAAACTCGTTCATCAGCATCCATGTATCTTATTAACGCATCTTTATCTCTAACTTTCTTTGGGAATGGTTCTCTCTCATATACTTCAGGATCTGCCTTTCCTGAATAGTATTCATACCTTTCATGACGAACACTCTTTTGTATCTTCTGAGCTTTTGTTCTTAATAATATTAAGTTGTTCATTATCTCATGATATTTAGAATGCAACTGAGGAATCTTAACAGACTCTTCATGCATATTGTCAATATCAATCTTACAGTCCTGTTCCCACATGGACTGAATCTTTTCAAGATTAATCATGTAAAATTATTTTTTTGGTTTATTATCTAGTCGATTACCGCTTGGATCAGTAATATCATATATTGTATATTTAAAAGTTACTGATGCAGTAAAGAAACTATAGTCACGTTGGGATACATCAAAATCTAATGTTGAAAGTGAAATTGGAAATGCATCTTTAAAATTAACATGTATGCTTGGTTTATAGTTACTACCTAAAACTTGTAGTGTAGCATCTGAAAATTCAAAATAACGAGGATCTGCCTCATCACTTGCACTTGCATTAGTTCTAATATCATCTTTTCTTAGTTGATCAAATTGTCCTAAAGATTCTGGATATCCAAGGCCAGTGATCCACTTGTAGATTGCAAGATAGTTTTCCATCTTCTCATCTACTAAGAAACGAACGGTTAAATCATCATACAAAACTTTATCACCAGGCACAGGAATATCCTTCAAATAAGTTGGTTGAATTGCAGTTCCCATGCTTATTTGAGGTATGTTCGCAGATTGGCAAAGAAAATCAACCTTTGGTGTCTTAGTTATAATCAACTTAAAACCAAGAGGAGACATATAGTTCCTATTGGCAATTTGTTTATCAAAGGGTGATACGGAATCAGTCATCTAACTTCTTTTTCAATTTTTTGATTCTTCTAACATAAAGAATCTCTGCTTGTGAATACAGAATCGGATTTTTCTTTGATCTCTTGATAATAAGTTTTGCAGCTTCTTTATCATTCATATTACTATTTAGACACAAAAAAAGAGACCCTTTCGGGTCTCTGATCCATCTCGAACTGAGATTATTTATATTACATAAGGTTTGTAACTGAAACTCTTCTGTAGTAGCGGTTAGCATTAACAGTAAGTGTTCCAAGTCCTTGTGTTGTACCTTGTGAGAATGGGTTCTCAACCATACCATATCTGGTCTTGAATCCAATCTTAGGTTGGAATGTATCCTGACCAACCGCACGAACCATCTGTAGAGGAACGTATGGACAGTAGAATAATCCAGCGTCGTAAGGAGAAGTACCTTTGTAACCGATAACATAGTACTGTGTTGCAGCACTGTTAGCAGCGAATGGGTCGATGTAAACTCTATACTTACCGTTGATAACACCAGCAAATGTATTTCCTGTGTCGTCTACGTTTAAGTTAGCGTTAAGAGCAGGAGTGTAATCTAATACACCAGCCATTGTTAATGCAGAAGCAACGTCAGCAGAGCAAAGGATGATGTTACCCTTTCCACGACGAGTTCTTTGTGCAATAGCGTTTGCATCTCTTTCGATCTGGAATAGAAGTCCTTTGAACTTCTCAACAGACCATCTACCATTTGAATCAACGTCTAAGTTGAATGTACCAGCAGATGCTACATTAACCTGAGCACCAGTCTCAGCAGTTTTGTAGATTGTTCTGATAACTTCTCTGTTGATTTCAGCAAGAATCTCAGTTGATAGAATGTTTGCTAACTCAGCCTCAGCGTTCAATCCGTGGATTGCCTTAAGGTCTTGAGCAAGTTCTAAACTGTACTCTGCTTTTAGAGCTCTAGACTTCGCAGTCACGGTTATCTTCTCGATTGAGAAGGCCATTTCGTTGAAGGACTTTCCAGACTCTCCGAGGTTCTCAGCCTCGTCTGTACGCATACCTTGACCTACATCATATGCAACCTGTTTTGCATTAGATGATGGGTTAAGTGCGCCTGGGTTAGATCCTGACTGTGCAGTTGTACCTAAACCAGTTGTAACTGAATCGAATCCAGATGTGTTTCCATTCTGTGAAGTTTGTCCAGAGAATGCTGAATCTGGTTCGTTGAATAATGCTTCTGTTCCAAGCATGCTGTTGGCATTTGTGCCATCAACAAATCTGGATCTCATTGCGAAAATGAGTCCTGTTGGAGCATTCATTGGCTGAACACCAGCAAGGTCATATGCGACCAAGTTTGGCATTGCACGTCTAATCAATGAGATTAGAACTGGGTCGAAACCTGCAACAGGGCCAGATGCAGTTGCGCCAGCAGAGAAACCTGCGTTTGCACCTGTATTTGTACTAACTGTTGGGGCTTCAGAGAGGAATGACTTTTCCTCGCTTAAAAATCTTTCTTGGTTCTCGAGCAAGACAGCAGTAACCGCTTTACGATGATTGTCCTTGATAGCATCAATTCCATCATGTTCTAAGAGGGGCTTCCACTTCTCTTGCAAT